CCACAATGGCAGCAATCACAGCTGACGGTGCGATTGACTTGAGCAACAGCTCGATTCAGTTCTCTGCTGACCTCGATACGGCGTTTGATGTTGCGGCTGATGCAATGTACTTCCGCGATTCCGATGGTTCCCTCAAGAGTCGCTCTTGGGCAACCGTCATGGGTCAGATCGCTGGTGCAGGTCTCACTGCTACTGACGGCGTTCTCGCTGCTGATGGTGCTGTTGCTCCGTCTGCTTGGAGCAATGGTGGTACTCTCTCTGAGGGTCTCAACTACGCTGGTGACCTCGGTTCCGGCGTGGCTCAGGCTATGAGCTTGCCAGCATCCGTTGATTCGGAAGCTGGTGACCAGATCAGCGTCAAGGCTGCAGCCCTTCCAGGTGGTGCAACGTTGACAATCAACGCTGTTGGTTCCCAGGAAATTGATGGTGCTTCGGCACTCGTCCTCGAATCCCCATATGCCGCTGTTTCATTGGTATATGTCGGTTCTGACAAGTGGAGAATCGTATAGTCCTAGACTAGCCGATTAAATCTGCTAACACTTAAGGGTGGGTATCTTTCGGGGTACCCACCCTTTTTGCATTCGGGAATCTATTTATAAGAGCAGGAGTGTATTTTAATGGCTATTCAAAATCAAGGTTGGGCATACGTAAGTGGCTCAGGCGCATCCGGAACACCCGGCGGCGCAGACACAAACATTCAGTTTAACAATGCGGGAGCCTTCGGAGGATCCGCAGATCTAATATGGGACGGCTCGACAGTAGTCACCACAGACATATCAGCATCAATCAATATCTCAGCCTCGGCCTTCTACGGCGATGGTTCGAACCTGACAGGCATTACAGCATCTGCAGTCAATATCGCAGACGGTCCAGAGTACTCTCTACAGTTTAGATACGACACTCCTGTCTCCGGCGACTTGAGCGGCTCTGCAGACTTGGTGTGGAAAACAGCCACAAACGACCTTGTAGTCACCGGCAACGTCCGTCTTCATGAAGACTATGAGTTCTACGGCGATATCGAAGGCGCCATTCGATTCCCAGCACAAGTAGACGAAGCCGGCGGCATCACCAGAGGTCAGGTAGTTTATATTAATGGCATTTCGGGTCAGACCGCAACAGTTGGTTTGGCTGCCTGTGACGATGCCAGCAAGATGCCAGCATTTGGGTTGGCAGGAGAAACTGCCGCCAACGGCGCCGCCCTTCAGGTTGTAACGCTCGGATCTATCAAGAGCCTTAATCTTACGGCGCTGTACGATCAAACATTCGCAGTTGGCGATCTCGTATATGTTCAGACAGGTTCCGGCGGCAATGCCGGTAAGCTAACAAATGTTCGACCCACAGGCTCAGGCAACCTCTTGCAAAACATGGGCAAGGTTGTGCGCGATGGCGGCGGTGGCGATGGTCAAATCAAAGTCTCCGGCGCCGGCAGAATAAACGCAACACCAAACTTGGATAAGGGTTACCTTTTCGTTGGTGATGATACTAACTGCTCTTCCCAAGACAACACAGTATTCATTTCTTCCTCTGCTAATAGAGTGGGAATCAACAACACAAATCCGCAGGCATCGCTTCATATTTCGTCTTCTACGGACAATGTCTCGCTTTTACGAGTTGATAGTCAGTCAGAAGCAGATGCCATATTGTTTGTTACCGGCAGCGGCCGCGTAGGTATTGGTACCTCTGACCCCGGCATCGGCGGCAGCGCCGACACCATGCTCGATGTCCAAGGACATATAACAATAGGCAAGTCAGCTACGGCGTACATCTTTAGCAATCAGGACTCTAATACCTATATGAAGTTCGGTGGATCAGTTCCTCCCGGCGTTGATGGAATCCAGCTAGTTGTGGGCGGCAAACGCATGCTTATGCTGGATGAAAACGTAACAGATCCGGACTCCGTTACTCTCGGCAATGACGCAGCAGACTTGATTATCGTATCCGGTTCTCTCATAGCTAGCGGCACAATCGAGAGCAACGCTTTGACAAGCGGACGCGTTCTTCTAGCTGGAACAGACGGGGTGATAGAAGACAACAGCGACATCGTATATGATGGTTCTGTTCTGAAAGTTATGTCCAAGGACGGCTTCAATGGGTCAATATATACTCAGACTGGCTCCTTCGCTGTTTTGAACGCAGCTGCTACCGGCTACCTCGCGTCTGTGGGCTCTGATGGACAAATCTCCGCCTCCAGTGATATGCATACAGGCGGCATACTCAACGTAGCGGGCGCCGCCAATCTGAATGATAATACTACGGTTGAAGGGAATCTAGCAGCAAACAATGGTCTAGACGTCTCTGGCGCTCAATCTAACTTCGCCACCGCCGTTTCGATTACTGGTTCTTCGGACGTCGGACTCAACGTTAGTAGTACCTACACCGGCGGAGCCTCTATACTGAGTACAGGCAATATCCTCGCCGGACACACTGGCGGTGGAGCACACACAGCTCATATGAATAGCGATGGTGAGATCTCTGGATCTGCCATTCTCGGCGGATCCCTGGGGGATGGAACTGCCACAATAAGTGCCGGCGCGGCATCTGGTTTCACTTCTATCGACGGCTCTGGCGACCTGACAATGGGAACCATCACTATGACAGGGTTTTCTGTTAATGGCGACGGCGAGACAACCTGTGACTCCTTGGATGTCGCTTCTCTTGTTTCAATCAGTAACGCAGGCGCCATCGCCGGCGGAACAAGTTATTCTGGATCCTCCGCCATCGAAGGTGGGTCTCTGACTGTCGCTGGGAATATCCGCTGCGGCACGGACATAGATATGCGAGGCGCCCAGCAAATATCCTTCGGCACAAAGATAACCGGAGACCAGACCCTTACAGCTCCCTTCTATCGCGTATATCTAGTTGATACAGGCACCGGACAACACGATGTTACGCTTCCTGCAATCAGTAATACAACGCACGGTCTGGTGTTAACTATCAAAGACGCGGCCGCCAACGCAACGGCTAATGTAATAAATATTACAGGATCTGCTCTCTCCGGTGATAAGATTGATGGGTCTGTTAATGCTAAGACGATTAGTAGCAATAATGGGTGGGTTACGTTGGCGGCGCACTCAGCCTCCTCGCCACCGCACACGTGGTATCAAATAGCCGGCAAGTAGTAAGTCTAAAAATCATCTTCGCTTTTCTCTATGGTACTAGTGAGTTGATAAATTTGATCACTGAACTCTCAAAATCACAACTATTAGTCATTTCCCCATCTTAGGAACTATTTATTTCTGATAAGTCATCAGATTTGGAGTAATTCTATGTCTTCACTATTAGAAGAAGCGATTGTAGACGCTAAAGCCCTCAAGGAAGCCGCACTTAAAAATGCGGAAACTGCCGTACTAGAGAAGTATTCGGGAGATGTTAAGAAAGCCCTCGACACACTCTTGGAGCAGGACGAAATGGGATTAGAAGAGGACACAGCCGACGGCGAAGACCTAATGGAGTTCACGGAAGAGGTCCCCTTTGCTTTTGCAAACGAAGAGATTGGTGCTCCCGCTGCCGAAGAGATCGTCGAGATCGACTTTGATGCCCTCAAAGCCCGCCTTGAAGAAGAGGAAGAGGTTGTTGAGAGTTCCGACATGATTGACGCAACAGCCATGGCTGACGATATCGCTCTGGAAGAGGATCAAGCGTCAGATCTTGACCAGATGGAGAAAGATGAAGACGATGCGGAGGAGTCCACTGCAGTCGCTTCTTCTGGAGGCGGCACTGCAGGAATGCCACTCGAAGAAGACGAGGATATCAACCTTACCGAAGAAATGCTAGCTGACCTTATTGAAGAGTTAGTCGTAGATATGACACCTGTCCCACAAGGCTGGTCGTCCATGAACTCTGCCGACAACTTCGTCCAGCAAGCCAACAACGATGCAATGGCAGCCGCACAAGGCGCCCACCTCGAAGAAGATGAAGAAGTCGAGGAAGATGTGTCCACCTCATCCGACATTGTCGATGCGGAACTATTTGAGACAAAGATCTCAGAACTTACAGATTCTAATACAGAGCTACGTGCTCTTATTATGGAAGCCAAGGATCAGCTCATGAAGTTGAACTTGGATAATGCTAAGCTTGTTTATCAAAACAAGGCTTTGAATAGCGCCTCCTTGAATGAGCGGCAAAAAACACAAATTGCCGAAGCTGTTCAATCTGCCAATTCTGTTGAAGAAGCGAGTATGATTTTTGAAACTGTTCAAAACGCAGTGGGGTCCACGCCAGATCAGCGTACACGACCACAAACACTTCGTGAAGCAGTCCAGAGACCAACCTCGCTTTTGCTCAACTCCAAGAAAAACAACACGGCAACAAAAGACCCAAATTTGGGTCGAATGCTGCGTTTAGCAGGTTTGAATAAATAATGACATTCATTAATAACAATATTATAGGAGGTTTTAAAAATGTCTATCGTTGAGAAATTAACTGAAGGCATCGTAAACCGCGACCTTTCTACAGAAGGCGCTGCGCTCATCTCTAAGTGGGAGAGCACAGGACTTCTTGAGGGAATCGCGAACGATACACTTCGAAACGGAATGGCCCGTTTGCTTGAGAACCAGGCAAAAGAGCTACTTCGTGAGTCTTCGTCCATGGCGGGCGGAGATGTCCAGGGCTTTGCAGCAGTTGCATTCCCACTAGTACGCCGAGTATTCGGTAACCTGATCGCAAACGAACTCGTTTCCGTTCAGCCGATGAGCTTGCCCTCGGGTCTCATCTTCTTCCTTGACTTCACTTTCAATGAAAGTCGCCTGAATCAGACAGTCGATCGTTCCCTCTACGGTGGTAACGTGGTCGGTTCGCAGATCACAGGCGGTGTTCAGTTGGACGGAGCCAATGGTACAGCCGCTCAGGGTCCGTATAACCTAGATAATGGTTATGCTTCCCCGACAGGTTCCGGTGGTGATGTTACTATCATTGCTTCTGGTACCCTCAATGGTGCCGGTGGTGCCGCTGACACAGCTGGTTCAACCCTCACGATCACTGACGTTAACACTGTTTTGCGCTTTGACCCGGATCTAACTTCTGGTTCCGCATGGCTCATCGCAGAGTTGGCTCTTTCTTCGTCCTTCAACAAGGATGACTTGTCTGCGATCGCAGCCGAGAGCTCTCTTGCAGGGGCTGTACTCGTACCGCGCTTGTCTGCTCTTAGCCGCTCGTTCGACGATCCGGACACCGTCAATGGTAGCATCGCGCGTTTGGTCTACATCGGTGATGTGGGTCAAACTGCGAACGACCTCAACGATAGCGTCGCAGCTGCTGTTGCAACGGTAATCCCAATCAAGGACAACTTCGTTTCTAGCGCAGCCCTCGGTGCTGTTCAGGGCGATGCAGTCTGGGGACTTGAAGGCAATCCGGACATCCCCGAGATCGACATTAAGGTTGATTCCGTGGCTGTCACAGCTGTCACCAAGAAGCTCAAGGCTAAGTGGACTCCTGAGTTGGGTCAAGACCTTAACGCATACCACAACTTGGATGCAGAGGTCGAGCTTACTCAGATCCTCTCTGAGCAGATTGCTCTTGAGATCGATCGCGAGATCCTTGAGGACCTCGTCGCAGGTGCACGCGCCGGTATTCGTTACTGGTCCCGCGCTCCGGGTGAGTTCTTGAACCGCGAGACGGGTGCAGTTGCAGCCGGCGGCGAGTTCACGGGTAACGTGTCCGAGTGGTACGAGACCCTCATTGAGTCCATCAATGATGTCTCTGCACAGATCCACCGCAAGACTCTCCGTGGTGCTGCCAACTTCATCGTCTGCGGACCTGAAGTTGCCAACATCCTTGAGTTCACTGCTGGCTTCCGTGCTAACGTGACTGCTGACGCAGACCGCGGTGACGCGGGTGCTGTCAAGGTTGGTTCCCTCTCCAAGAAGCTCGACATTATGGTCGATCCTTACTTCATGCGCAACGTGATCCTCGTTGGTCGCCGCGGAAGTTCCTTCCTTGAGAGTGGTTATGTGTATGCACCTTATGTGCCGCTGCAGACCACACCTACTATCTTCGGTGTAGAGGACTTTGTACCTCGCAAGGGTGTCATGACCCGTTATGCCAAGAAGATGGTTCGTCCAGACATGTACGGTCTCGTCATCTGCAAGGGTGTCGTAGAGGGCGCATAGTAGCCTAGTACGTCTGACGTAAGGTCAAAATAGTTAAGCCCCGTCTCTCTTTTGAGGCGGGGCTTTCTATTTAGTAATAGACTAATCGAGGAACTTTGAATGGCCATCCCAAATCTTAATCCTGCTTCAACAGCAAATGCTAATATATTACCCGCTAGCGGCACAGCAGGATACGTGGCAGCTGCCCTCCCATTCGGAATGTACGCTGCGTCCACTGCGTTCCTATCAGGCGCAGCCGACCAGGTAGCATATACCTACAAGAAACTAGGCGGTGACGTCCTCGATATTGAATTAACCGAAGGGAATGTATATGCAGCCTACGAAGAGGCAGTTCTAGAGTACTCATATCTCCTTAATCTCCATCAGACGAAGAACTCGCTGTCGTCTTACTTGGGATCTAGTACGGGCTCCTTTGATCAGGATGGTCAGATCGCCGAAGGCGACCCTCTCTCTGGATCAAATATCGAGCTTCGCTATCCACGATTCGACTATGGGTATGTTCGCAGAGTGACACAGATAATGTCGACGGAAACAGGTCTGGGAGGAACAGTCCCAATCTACTCGGCGTCCGTCACAACCATCCCCGACCAACAAGATTATGATCTTCAAAGTATTATATCAGCATCATCAGCCACCTCCCCCTCGGCATCTTATTATGAGCAAGTCAAGGACAAGCGCATCATAGTTCGCAAAGTCTTCTTCAGGACCCCCCGCGCTATGTGGCGATTCTACGGATATTATGGGGGCTTTTCTGTTGTGGGAAATATGAGAACATACGGACAGTACGCCGATGACTCAACTTTTGAGATTGTCCCAACATGGCAGAACAAACTACAGGCCATGGCATATGAAGATGCTCTCTATACCCGCGTATCACACTACTCTTACGAAATCAAGGACAACATGTTGCGCCTATTTCCAGAGCCCGCCGCTACAAGTCCCAAGAAGTTCTGGGTCCAGTTCACAATTGAGAATCAGTATGAACCCTGGGACGAAACAGGACGAGGCGACAACGGCGCAAAGGGAATTAACAACCTTAATACGCTTCCATTTGAAAATATTCCATTTGAAAATATTAATTCTATTGGTAAACAGTGGATTCGTCGTTTTGCATTAGCGTTAACTAAAGAAATGCTTGGACAGATCAGAGGCAAGTTCTCCACAGTACCAATCCCCGGTGAAAGCGTGACCCTTAACGCTAGCGAACTCCTAGGACAAGCCAGAACCGAACAGGATAACCTGCGCAATGAGCTTAAGACGATTCTTGACGAGACAACATACGCAAGTCTATCAACGATTGATGCTGGTCTACAAGATTCAGCCAAGAAGATTACTGAGAATGTCCCCTCCGGCATTTTTGTAGGGTAAGATAGATGTCGAGAAGCAAAAGAACACAAAAGCAAATACAAAACAAAGAAGCAGACAAGTATGACTACATTGGTGACAAAGAAGTGGCTGATAAACTCCAAGAAATCGAGTTTCCGGCATCCACACTTGAAACCATTGATACGGCAATGCTCAAGTTCATTGATGAAACCTTAAATCTATCAGTAGAAACCAACAATGGCTTTGAAAAGGTCCCAGTTTTGTGGGTGACAGCAGAACGCGCCTATCAAATCAAGCATAACAAAGATTTGAGAGACAAAGAAGAGATGCTAATCCTCCCGCTGATCACAGTTAATCGTTCATCTGTAACAAAAGAGCCAAATTTTAAGGGTTCTGTATATGCCAACCTGTATCCCGAGAACGACGCGAAAGGTGGGGTGATCACCATCGCCCGCCAGATCAATCAAAAGAAAACAGCAGAGTTCCAGAATGCTCAAGCAAACCGCAAGTACGGTGTCGATAAAAATATATCTAGCAAAATGAAGAACACCAATAAGCGCAATATGTCGGCAGCCAAAACAGTATATGAGACAATTACAATCCCAATCCCGGTCTGGGTGAAGGTAGTATATGAGATAACAGTGAGATCTGAATACCAGCAGCAACTCAATCAAATGGTTACCCCTTTCTTGACAGTCCCCGGCAACTCCCGTACCCCCAAGAGAATAGAAAATGAGGGTCATTACTATGAAATTTTCATTGATGGTAGTCTGACAGATACATCTAATAAAGCAGCCCTCGGAATGGAACAGCGCAACTATGAAACAACGATCAATATCGAGACTTTAGGGTATCTTATTGGCGATGGCGACAACCAAGAGAAGCCCAAGATTGTCAAGCGTGAAAATGCAGTTGAATTTAAGTTTGCGAGAGAAAGAACAATCTTTGGTGATATACCTGACACGATTAAGGATGGATTTTACAGAGAATAGTACCATTCAAAGTATTTAACACTATTTACTTTGAACATTTTCATAATGTAGGAGAACATAACGAATGTCAGTTAAAAATTACCGATTTGTATCCCCCGGCGTGTTTGTCAACGAAATCGACAACTCCCAAGTTCCTGCTTCCCCAGCTGGCATCGGTCCAGTAGTTATTGGGCGCGCCGCTTCGGGACCAGCACTAAGACCTGTAACCGTCAATTCTTTTGAAGAGTTTGTAAACATCTTTGGAACCCCCGCTCCTGGTGGCACCGGCGACGATGTATGGCGGGAAGGAACTGACAAAACAGCAACCACGTATGGCATGTATGCTGCACAGGCATACCTGAAGAACAGTGCTCCTTTGACCTACATTCGTCTTCTCGGTGCAGAGAACGACGATGCCACAGCAGCCGGCGCGGCTGGCTGGAATGCAGACGGTGATGCGTATGGCTTGGTAGTGTTCGACCGCGGCGCCCACACAGACGCCGTGTGTGCCACAGGTAGCGTGACTGCCACATCGGCTTCTGCCAAGGGCGTCACTCTCACGCATGGGGGTACTACTTTAACCGCCCAATGGACGGCTGTAGCTGGAACGGACTTCGAAGTCGGAGCAGACAACGAAGAGATGGCAGCCAACTTAGTCACCGCTTCCAACAACAACTTCACGGATATTACAGCTAGTGCTGTGGGTAATCTCATTACTTACACAGCTGTAACGTGCGGTACCGCTGGAAACCTACTGCAAATCACATCCTCCGATGACTCATACCTCTCTCTGTCAGGGTTTGGCAGCGGCGACACCCTCAGTGGTACTCTGGGTGGAGGCGAAGATCCGGAGTCGGCTCTTACCGGCGCTCTCGCAGCCATCTTCTATTCGACTAATGAGTCGACGACTTTCGCCCTCAGTGGTAACATTCTTTACTCCACCGCTACAGACTGGGGTACGGGTGACCCCACACAGTCCCTAGACACTGTAGTGAAGGCAGTTGGTCCCGGTCGCGAGTTCAAGATGCACATCGCTAACTATAAGGGAACCTCGAACACCGATATTACCTTTAACTTTAACCGCGCCGACTCCCGATATATCCGAAAGGTGTTCAACACAAACCCTCAACTGGGTAATGAACAGACCACTGCCGCCGCGGATAGAGAGAAGTACTTCCTGGGAGAAACGTTTGATCGTCACCTTGAGAGCAACATTAGTGCCGATAGTGCCAACAACACCTTCGCCGCACTTGTGAAGATCGAGAAGGCTTCCGGAACTGCCGCCTCGGGCGGAGATTTCAAGCAACAGCTTCAGTCTGCTCAAACACCGCAAGTCATTAGTTCACGCATGTCGCCAACAGATGCTCCGGTGAACTTGTTCAACTTCGTAGCGCTGGATGAGCCTGGAGACTGGTCTAACCGTAACATTAAGATCTCGATTCAGGACATTAGGCGCTCCACTAACGACAGCACTGATTATGGTACTTTCTCTGTGGTTGTTCGTCACTTGAGTGATAGTGATAATGTTGTGCGCGTTATTGAACAGTTTAACAACTGCGATCTTAACCCCGACTCACTGAACTATGTAGCACGGAAGATTGGTACGCAGTACCGTGAGTGGGAGCCTACATCCCGTCGGTACCGCACCCGCGGCGACTGGCCCAATAACTCTGCATACATTCGTATCGCGATGAACAGCGGTGTGGATGCCGGTAGTACTAACTCCTCTCTCTTGCCGTTTGGTTTCCGTGGTATGGTCAAGTATGACGACGAGCTACTCGACGCAGCCGGTAACGGCAACTGGGTCTCCGCTTCGGCAACCGTTCCTGCTCTCCACGTTGCAGCTGGTCCCTTTATTGTGTCCGGCTCGGGTGCTCTTACAGCCTCGGTGCTTTACCCCGCTCCTGAGCTTCGTTTGAGTGCGAGCGCGGGTAGTCTTTCAAACCCAACCGATGCATACTTCGGTCTGCAGACTGCCCGCTCTGCCGGCAGTACCGTGTTCGCTCGATCCACAATTGATTTGATGCGTCCTCGCGGCGGCAATGTAGGTGCCATGTTCAGTGAGACAGCTGGAGCCAAAACAGAGCGTTCGGTTACATTCACACTCGATGACATTTCTGGCTCCGGCGTGTGGTCAAGTGGATCGCACACTAGCGACTCGCTTACGTTTGTGAACGGTGCTGTAAGCGGCGTCCTCGATCAAGGCTACGATCGCTTCACAATCCCAATGTACGGTGGCTTCGACGGTGTTAACATTACAGATATGGATGCCTTCGCCAACATCAACATCGGTAGCTCCGAGACAACTAGCTATACCCTCAACACCATCCGCCGGTCGATCGATTCGATCTCCGATCCGGAAACCGTAGAGATGAGCTTAGCCACCATCCCGGGACTAACCCACGAGGGACTTACCACACACTTGATTAACACATGCGAAGATCGCGCCGACGCACTGGCGATCATCGATCTTCCTGGTGCCTTCACACCCAGAGAGGAATCAGATGCAGTAAGTCGCGAGAACCTACCTAGCACAATCACAAGCCTGATTAATGGCATGCGCTCTAGAGGACTTAACTCTTCTTACGGTTGCACCTACTACCCATGGGTTCGCGCCAGAGACACCATCAATGGCGCTTTCCTCTGGTTGCCCCCGTCCATCCCCGCACTGGGCACGCTCTCAAGCTCCCAGCGCAAGACGCAGGTTTGGTTTGCTCCAGCCGGCTTCAACCGCGGCGGACTGACAGAGGGCTCCGCTGGCATCCCAGTGGTCGATGTGGCTCACCAGCTACGCCGCAAGGATCGCGACGATCTCTATAGCGCAAACATCAACCCGATTGCCAAGTTCCCCGCAGAGGGCATTGTAATCTTCGGTCAGAAGACCCTTCAGGTTACGCCTTCCGCTCTGGACCGTATTAACGTCCGGCGCCTGATGATTTTCGTCAAGAAACGCATTTCGCAGATTGCAGCCGGCTTGCTCTTTGATCCGAACGTCAAGCAGACATGGTTGCGTTTCTTAGCGCAGGTTAATCCCTTCTTGGCAGATGTAAAAACAAACTTCGGTTTGTCCGATTTCAAGGTTGTACTCGATTCAAGTACAACAACCCCCGATTTGATCGATAGAAACATTCTATATGCTCAAATCTTCTTGAAGCCAACTAGAGCTATTGAATTCATCGCAATCGATTTCAATATCTCACGAACCGGAGCATCGTTCGAGGATTAAAAAATGTGGGAGGTTTATTCCTCCCTCACTATATAATATAAGAATTACAGGAGACTATTTAAATGCCATTTTGGACAAGCGCACTATCCGAGCCTAGACGATCACATCGCTTTTTGCTCACCCTACCCAACCTCGTGTCAGCCGACGGAGCACATTCATACCAGCAGTACCTTGCCAAGACAGCAGGAAAGCCCGCGTATCAGATATCAAGCAAAGAGCACAAGTTCTTGGGCAACACATATCACTACCCGGGGATTGTAACATGGCAGCCGGTCAGTATTCAAATTGTCAACGCCGTAAACCCAGACGGTAACCAGATTCTTATGGATGCCCTCGCTGGCTCCGGATATTTACAGCCCGATGTGCAGGAAGACGCTTTCTTTAACGTATCCCAGTCCCCCTCCACCGTCAACAAGGCCGCCGCCCTCCGCGTCGTCGGCGATGTTACAATCGAGGAGCTGAATGGCGACGGCGGACTCATCGGTACATGGAGACTTCAGAACTCTTTCATCACAGACGCCAAGTTTGGCGATCTTAACTACGATAATGATGATTTGCTTAACATTGACATCACTTTCAGGTATGATTGGGCTGAGTATGAATCTGGAGCGGCTGTTGCAGCTGCAGTGGACCTCTAAGATCGAAAGAAGGTGACTTTTGTCAAGAAGAAATAATAATGAGCGGCTCGGCGCACCGCACCCCGACGCGCCAACACCCCCTTTAAATAACGAGAACGATCTCTTTTCGTTCGTGAGCCCCACAGAGTTTGTGGATCTCCCTAGCGGCGGAAAGTACTATCCCCCCAATCATCCCCTATGTGGTGTTGAAACAATTGAGATCCGTCACATGACGGCAAAAGAGGAGGATATTTTAACATCCGAGACTCTTCTAAGAAAGGGAATTGCTATCGATAGACTCGTTCAATCAATATTGGTTGATAAAACGATTCCCCCTGAGTCCTTCCTGGTGGGGGATAAGAATGCCATACTGGTTGCGTCGAGAATCACCGGCTTTGGTCCATTCTATGAAGTGACATTCCCGTGTCCCGCTTGTAGCGAAACAACAGCTCATGAAGTTGACTTGTCTTTGCTGGAATTAAAGGACACAGACACTTCCGACGTCGATCCTACTGAGGATGGTACATTTATGATAACGTTGCCGTCAACCGGCATCAACGTAGAGATTAAATTGTTGACAGCTCGGGATGAGAAGTTTATTTCAAGACAATTGGAAGCTCGAAAGTCCAAAAAGCAGCCGGAAAATGCAGCCACCCTTATGTTGAGTTCGCTAATCGTATCTGCAAACGGCGTAACAGACCGCGAGCAGCTTAATAAGTTGACTGGACTGCTGCCAATCAAGGATTCTAAATATCTTCGTAGGACTTATGAGAAGATTATGCCCGACATTGACATGAATTTAGATTTTCAGTGTAATAAGTGCATGCATGGAGAAAAGGTGGTAATGCCGTTAACGGCAGAGTTTTTTTGGCCTAAGCAGTAAATACCAAGAAGCGGTGTATGAGGAGTTTTTTGCTCTGAAGCATTACGGAGGATGGTCCTTCGTTGAAGCATATAATTTACCGATCGCTCTGCGTCGCTGGTTCGTCAATCGACTCGTAGAAGAACATAAGAAGCAAAATGAAGTAAATGAAACAGCAAGCCGCAGCTCTTAGTTGCGGCTTTTGTTGTGTGTGACTATTTACTATATCTCTAGAGGATTTCGCAATGATAAAGAAAGAGACAATTAATTTAAACCAAAAAGGCAAAACGCTTAATGAGGTTTTTTTCTCCCAGTTCGCCGGGAAGGTAGAGCGAATGCTATTGGATCTTTATGCCGGCGGTATAAATGTGCCGTTGAGCCTGATAGGAACTTCAAAACAAGTTGAGAGCTTTATGACAGCACTGTCTAAAGAGAAACGCTATATGGACTCATACATGCGGCACGGGCTAGACAAAGGACCTACCATGGTTTCAAAATCCCAGCTGGATACTGCAGTCAGGCAATTCGAATATGAAACAGGGCTCAAGTGGCCGTTTAAGAACTAGGATTAGTTAGATGCCGCCCCAAGACCCACAGAAAAAACTTAAGCAATTAGAAAATCAACTGGAGCTTCAAACGGTCCTCCTAAAGAACGCAAAGCAAATGGCCGCCGACTCGGAGCGCTACCTTGCGATTGTTGACAACGTTAACAAAGCCGAGCAGGCGCTCGCCCGCCAGAGACTTGAGATGGCCATCGAGAACGAGGAGTCCGAGGCGGTCATCAGGTCTCTGGCGAATGCTCTAGAAACACAAACACAAAATGTCAAAGACTCCACCCAGGCACTGAAAGAGGAAGCAGCTGCGACAGCAAAACTTGCCGAGAATAAGAAGGCTGCTGCAGGCGAAGCCAAGAACCTGAAAAAGAGCTTATTTGGACTTAGTGGCACTTCCGAGAAGCTTGGCGCGATCGCCAAGAATGTCGCCGGCGATTTTGATGCCTTCAAGGGAGAGTTATTTAAGACAGACGTCATCACCGGCGCGCTCACTAAGGTCATAGGCACCTTTGTCAACCAAACTATCAACCTCGCCAAGGAACAAGACAAAGCAATATCAGACTTTCGGCGCGCCACAGGAGCGACTGCAGAATATAACACCCAAATAACGCAAGCAGAGCGCCGCAACTTCCTATACGGGGTGAGCGCCATCGACGCCGGCAAAGCAACACAAACTCTATTTACTAACTTCTCAAACTTTACTACATTAACAGAGGGAGAAAAAGCCGGACTCATTGATACGACAGCCGTGCTGCAAAAGCTCGGTGTTGATGCATCCTTGTCCGGCAAGCTGATGGACCAAGCCATGAGAGCGAGCGGAAAGTCCGCCAGTGAGGCGAACGATTTAATACTTGATCTCGCCGGCTCAGCACAGGGACTTGGCGTGACCATGCAACAGATGACAAGTGATTTTGAAGCCAACTTCGGAGAACTGGCGAAATATGGTGACAATGCCATTGAGGTTTTCAAGGGACTTGCAGTCCAAGCTAAGAACACGGGACTTGAAGTGTCGAGTTTGGTAAAGATCGCAAGCCAGTTTGATAAGTTTGATTCAGCTGGGCAAGCAGTCGGTCGTCTTAATGCCATCTTGGGTGGACCATATTTGAACTCCATTGATATGCTCAATGCCACCGAAGAAGAGCGTATTGAAATTCTTTCGCGATCTGTCGAAGCTTCCGGTCGCCAGTTTGATGCATTAAATCGTTTTGAGCAGCAGGCAATTGCCTCAGCGATGGGAACGAGCGTCGAGGAAGCCCAGCGTCTCTTCAACATGTCTGACGCACAATATCAACTGGATGCTATCAAACAAGAAGAAGCCCAAGAGCTAGCCCGCGAAACCCAGACCATGATGGAGGAACTTAAATCAGCGATGATGGCTCTGGCTGTGGATATGCGTCCGATAATCGATGGTGTTATAAAGCCAATGATCGGCGCTATATCTAAGATGGCTAAGGGGATTGGCGAAGGAACAAATGCTCTGGGTATGTTTGTGAAAATAGGGATGGTTGCCGCTGGCATAGCTGCTCTTATCGCAGCACCCTTCACTGGTGGTATGAGCCTAGGCGCATATGCGACGTTCGTCGGAACGGCAGGACTGATGGCTGGCGGACTAGCAGGCATCGCCACTTCAATGGTACCCGGTGGAACAAGCAGCGGAGAAATCACACCGAGCTTCGCGGAGGGCGGCACAATCACCACAGAACAAGCCGTAGTCCACCCGGGCGAGCTACTGGTGACCGGAGGACAAGGATCCCAAGTTATCACCGCAGAGAAATTCCAGGAACTAATTGACTCTGTTAAACAACAGAACCGCGGAAACCAACAAATTGCAGTGTATGTTGGTCAAGAAAAGATCGACGAACTAGTTGTTAAGGGACTAGACTCAGATCTGGCACGGTCCGCCATCAGTCCGTTTACAAACGCCGGAGGACTTATTACATAATGTATTCACCATCGATGAGAGAGAGCGAATTCTTTAAGATATTCATTCGACACGTACCCACGAGAAGATCTACGTGGTTCGAAGGCTGGGTGACTACTTTCTCGGATAATTATAGCTCCCAATGGCACGAAGAACAGGTATATGGTCGCATGGATCCGTTGGCTACCTTTATGCGCACGGGGCGCAAGATACAACTTGCGTTTGACGTAGTTAGTGATGATTTGACGGGCGCCGAGGAGAATCTAGCAGCTGTCAATGAGCTGATAACCTATCTCTATCCGGTTTATGAACAGCAGCCAAACTCTGGCAATCGGAGAGTCGGACAAACCATTCAGGCGGCACCCCTTATTGGACTCAAGTGGACGAACCTCATAGCAGACGCCAGCGACGATTCCGAATTAATCGGATACCTGGATGGAGTTAACTATGCACCGAAAGTTGAGGAAGGTGGTTTCGGGCGCGCCGCCGGAGGTAATTTCATAGAGGGCACAGCTAGCACTCGCGGCAGCGGCACAACAGAGTCAATGGCTCGACTAGCGGCCGCCAGAGAGGGGAGTAGAAAGTTGCCGATCAGTGCTCCTGATGACGCCGTGGTTGAAAGGTCTGTGCGCATAGGACATGTGAATAAAACAAGTATTTACATTCCCAAGACGCTCTCCATAAGTTTGAACTTTACGGTTCTTCACAAACACCTGCCAGGATGGATTCGCACCGAGGGCGCTGACGGCAATATGGTGTTCGGCAATAAACAGACAAACAGCAGCTTTCCAAATATACAACTAGGTCAGCGCACCGGCGCCGCAGAAGTGACCTACACCACATCGGTCATCAATGACGAGGGCAAAGAAGAGGTAGTGTCAGAAGTTACGCAGATCGAGTCAGCCTTTGGGTCCGAGCTTCTGAAATAGAATTATTCAAGGACTATTTAAATAATGGGCAAACGATACGATAACCGCAAACTTTTTACCAACGACAACGAGAGGTATGAAAAAGTCTTGGACGATAGAGATGTAAAATCTATTCTTCACTATAATACCGCGCAGATGTCTTATCCATCTCAAAGCGAGATGGAACAGATTACGAAATCTAGGCACGTTTGGACCAGTGGGGACCGCTATTATAAACTAGCCCATAAGTATTATAACTCTACACAGTATTGGTGGGTGATAGCTCTGTTTAATCAGAAGCCAACTGAGGCTGATGTAACAGTTGGAGAAGTCATCTTTATTCCGACACCGTTAGAGGCCGTTTTACGCGCGTATAAGGGAGGCTAAATCGAGATGCCTATCAATACGCCCCGAAATCCCAACAGGAATACAGTCGGGCATCACACCCCGGCTGTCCGAATGAGTTTTCAAGAACTCCTCCGGATGTATCAAAAAACAATTTATGCTCAAGAAGCTTATAATAAGTTTGTTGGCGATGGGAGCAATGAGACCCCTCTATACAACGAACATCAGCAGGACATCCTTAGAGCCACAATGCACAAGCCCAAAATTCTGGATGGAGAAGGTATACGCAATCTCGAACAAGCAAAAGCCGCACTAGGACCTACAACAAACTATCTCAATAACAGAACAGATTTCCGCACAATCGGACTCCTAACCGGCATTGATCCCGAGAATTTAGGGGAAGGATTCTCTCTCAATGCACGCCAAAACGGCTTCTGGGACCCTGAAGAGAAAGAGAAAGCTGATGACTTATTATATAATACGGGCGTGGCGAAGGCTAAGCAGGCTGACACCAAATTAGAATTCTCTTTCATGCAAGCCCCGGGTCTGGCCGCCGACAGCGCCGCCGTCAAAGGAGCCTCACCATACCAATTCTTCGGCGATACCCCGATCCTACAGTACCTAGCCAATAAAGCCTATAGATACCCCTCCACCACATCGACCACCACCACACCTCCAGCATCCACCACGCCCGTAAGCGATGTTACTGACTCAAACCAAACCCTAACAATCCGCTATGCCGTGACGCAAAACCCAGTGGTTCTGTTTATGTTTCCTGGAAAGAATAACTTCGGCAACACTGGCGCCGGCTTTCAATACATCAAGAATAGCATCGAGAGCGGCAAGGATCCCAGATACGGTACCGCAGACCCGGCGGATGGTCTCAACGGAGACCTTGGTGTTTCCATCTCAACACCAAATAATTTAATTCTTGTTATAAATAAATCTTCCAATGGCGACCTCGCTGCGATGAAAAGCGCTGCAGACACCGCTCTCACCGGACATGGGACCGCATCTGAGTATCGTCTAGGTGGCTGGAGCCAGGGCGCTCAAGGATTGGCAAAGGCGCTCACCGACCCCCTCGCCGGCTCTCTCAGCTTTTCACAAGTATACTATATTGATCCGCTAGCGTCAGAGCTTCTTGGGAAGACACACTTACCCAACACGAAGATGCTTTATCATGAGGGAAACTGGGACGCCCCCAATAAACCGCCCCTCATTTCCCTACACGATGAGCTTATTGCTGCCGGGCACACATCCTCTAAACAGCAGAACCGCCCCCCAAACAATGAGAGAGGGCATGCCAAGGCTCTGAGGACTGCCCTCGCCGAACTGCTTACAACGTCTGCTGCAGCATCCACATCCGCCCCACCCCCCGCAATCACAGGCAATCCTTATAAGGATCTGGCGTTTCGACTGGCAGCGGATGCTAAAATTTTAATCTCTAAGTTTGAGACTCACCTCATCCGCCATGGCGGACCCGAACTCGGCACCCACATCGGGCGCGATTGGGTGGCAGCGTCCAGTATTAAAATGGATAAGATCCTCTTCAAAATTGAAGCGACCGAAGACTTCGGACCCAATGCCTCCCAGACCCAAAAAGATTTCGGATCTCCCAAATTACCCCTACAAGACTTTAGCGACTCTCCTATCGTATGGGGCAATAACCCTTCTCCGCGTTTATATCCGGCCCCCACAATCAGCTACGCTAACACTGAAACGGATGCATATAAGGGGATAGTTAACTCGTGGGCTAAGGGACTCAATCTTGGAGCGTACAGAAACCTCCTACTTCAAATAATACAAATAGAAGGGCTGGTACCAACTGAGTTAGACAGGCGCAAGGGAGTAACAAAAGAGATAAACTCCATCCTGGCTTTCTTTGGCACCCAACCAGAAGTAAACCCCCTCCCCGATAAGCCTGAGTTTGCCACAATTAATGAAGCAATCAAAGACCCGGAGGCCCAGAAAGCTCTGCAAGATGCTCTCTCAGCCGCGCGCCGAAACCTGACACCCTTCGACATGCAGTGCTATTTGATGGAGAACATAGAGGAAATCGTTGCCAAAAGAAAGGAGACAGGAAGCCCTCTAGCAGCGACCTATAAGCATGTTAAAATATTGAAGACACCGGAGCCGTCAAGGGTTACAAATATTCTAAAACATGGTATGCCCAATAGTCCCAAGTCTAAAAGAATCCAACAAATCCTTAATTTGTGCCCGGAAGTTTATGGATCTTTAGTTCCTCATATAAAAATATATCGAATTGAGTACGAAGACGACGGTTCTGTGTCTATTGATCCAGAGACCAATAAGCCAAAAGAAAGAGAACTGGTGATCCCAAATTTTATAGAGCGAAGTGACATAAGTAATATTCTCCGCGGCGAGCGAGGACGCATCGCCGGCGCAGGAATTAAGTCGTTTTCTTGGGGACTCCAAGGTGTCCAGCCGGAAGAGGTAGATAACAATATAACAGCTAAGTTGGTGCTGTATTTTCAGAGTATCAATGATTTTTTCCGGGGACAATCCGCAGCTGGTGAAAAAGAACCAACTTTTCTTGATCTTCTGATCAACTCCCCCTCCGCCAAGCAGTTGCAAGAATCTGGAAAATCCAACAACGACGAACCAGCTGGACCATGCGATACACTGCGCAAGAATCTGCATCGAAAGAATGAAGGACTGCGATATCAGATCAAAGTTGTCGCCGGCTGGGCAACCCCACCCAATCTTCTGGACCTTATGCCCAAAGCAGACCCCTCCGACATACAGTTATTATCTGAAGCGATCACCGCAACGCGTGTTACTTTATTTCTTACGCAAGTGCGTCACAATCTAAACTTCTCGGAGAACGGATCCTTGGAACTGTCAATCGATTATCAAGCTAGTCTTTCCGGACTTCTCACATCCCCTCGCGCCGATATATTTGCGGAAGATCCCGCTTCCATGCGCGCAGCCGTGAAAAAGATCGATGAGGAATTAGAAGAATACAGCGATCGCGACGACCAGATTACTGAACACGAAAAGAAAAAGAGAAAAGAACTTTTAGAGAAGAAAAAAGCTCTGAACACCCGCGGAAAGATGTACAAGTATAAGAAATTATTGCAGGGATTATTCAATCCGACTCACTCCAAAATTCATGCTCTTGAAATCTCCGGTGCTGAGTTGTTGATGGTCCCCTATCGTGACTTATCTCCTGAAGATCGAGCACGCCGCGCCAAAAGAAGACTCGACCCTACTACCGGCAAACTAGTTTTCACCAACACCGGCACACTTCATACCGATCTCCTGGACTCTGTTTCAACCGCTGCAGCGGACACCACCGGCGAAACTGACGCGGCAAAAGCTTATTCCGAACGCGCCGGCGAACGCTATCGGGAGTTGCAAAAATCCGGCGACATTAAATCTCTACCTTTCTTCTTTTTGGGAGACCTTATCGATAACATCCTTGAACAGATGAAGACCAATAATAAAGGGCAAAAAATAATGTTTGATACGTTCCTGGCGGACGTCGATATGGTTAATCCCCTTATAGCCTTTCAGGTCAAAGAGTTAGATGATATCCTCACGTGCGGCGATATTCGTGAGGTCGAGTTCATGCAAAAATTAATAAACTCAGACCCCAGAACATTTAGCAGCGAAGCAAGCAAAATTGTCAACCTCACAAATATAGGGGATATTCCCATATCAACAGAGGCATTTCAGCTTTTCTTTAAGAATAGGGTTGTAAAAAAGGACAAAGAAAGTTATTACTTCTTATATTTTATCAAAGAATTATGCGCTGAGCTTATCACTAAGGCACTTAACAAGGCTTGTTTTGGTCCAGATATCCGATTCCAACAAAGATTCGACGCGCGCCCGACCACCTATATCCCCAATCGCCAGACTCGAAACACTGCGATCAGCATCAGTAGTTTTAGTAAACGAACTGATATTTTGCCTTCCACTCCGGTGGGATCTACCCGACAGGCACTCATAGTTCAGTCGTCTGATTCTCGCCCACGCAATCTCACGGGGAACTACCAGTCCGACACTGAAAAAGGAATATATCATCACTATATCGGTGCTTCGTGTGGGCTTCTCAAGAGTTTGCGGTTTTCTCGCGAGGACCAGGCATATTTAAGAGAAGCCAAGATCCAACGCGAAGGCGCCCTCGGCGCCGAACAGCTTCGAGAATTGTATTCTTCGCAGCTTGAAATGGTGGGCAATAATCTATATAAGAATGGTATGTATATTTATATCAATCCTACTCTGCTGGATGCGTCCGAATCCGAGCTTGATTATTTGGGACTCCATGGGTATTATCTGGTCACAGGCGTGCAGTCAAAAGTCACGCCTGATGGTTTCTCAACGAGTCTCACAGCCCTCCATGAAGGGATTGAATTCAATAATTCTAGTCATCCTGTTGAGGTTTACGACGTCGAGCCCGAACTGAGTCCGTCGGCAGGACCATCTGTCGATCACATCGAATCCGAACAAATCCGCAGGGAAAATGTTATGCTAGGTGAACACGGCGCCCTCGCCGGCGCCTATGAGCGCCAGGTCGAGCACGCCGAAAAGTACCAACGAGGGGAGATATCACTTTTCGAATACCTCCGCCGAGCGCCCAAGCTCGGTCTCGACACCGCCGGCGCAGCCGTACTGCAGCCCTACGAAGCTGCTAGACAGGTCCGCGCCTGGCTCCATGGACGACCCGCGTCCGACTGGGACAAGGACAAATAGGCGATGCCCCCTAACACAGAAACTACGCCATTTGGAAATAATAACTTAAGCTCCTATGCTTTATATTTTCAGAGATTATATTACAAAAACGACATATACCCATCCAGTATTGTAAAGCCGCTGGATACGTGGTATGATAAGCAATTATACGGCATGGTGGACAAAACTCAAAATACTATTATTCCTCGACCCGAACAGATGCGCGCCATAGTGCCTTCTATTGATCCTAGTCTTCGCGCATTCAACTTTGTGGCCGACGCATTCGAAGCATTGGTTAGACATATGCAAAAAGGCGTCATAAGCGGCGCACTCAACCGCAAAGGGAATCTCAAACTGACGGACATGCAAGCCCATGTCGGCTACCGCAGCTCCACAGACATTTACAGTGGATATTTAGAGCAGGTATACACAGCATTCATTGAGAACCTATCACTAAAAGATTATAATGAGATAACTAACCTCCAAACATTTGCGGACAAGTTCACTGCCTATCTTAGAAGACTCTCACTCTCGCTCCCTGTAACTCAGACAAGCTACCAACTGTCAGGAATCACAAATACCCTAAGCTCGGGACTATCAATAGCTATTGACATAGGACAGGCACAGAACGATACATATAAATATAATAACTTCATTAGCGATCCCAATTTTCAGTTTTATATCAAAGCAGCCAAGAAGTTTGGGTTCACGGTCAACAAGAATATGCCGTGGATATTAACAGCCGATCTGTTTAGTGACGCGATAATGAAATACTTAGGAAACTACAGAACATCAGATTATATATTTGTAACTAAAGATAACTTTTTTGATTTCTATTATAACCAAACCTACCTGAGTGATATGGAGTTCTTAAGAAGTCTTATAGTTAACGGATACAAACAGTTCGCCCACAACAGTCCGTTATATGAGACGAGTTACTATAGTGATAAATGTGAGCAATTCAACTTCGAAAGTCATTTGCGCCCGATGCTACCGGCGGATCCGACTGTGGTGGTGTCAGACAAATACTTGGTAATGCTTTATTTGTCCCTGAGATCCAACGAAGTCAATAACCCCTTATCATCACTCAAGACAATGAGGCTTGATGTTGCCAGCGTCTATCAGCAGCAGCCAGACAAGTCTCTTACGAGAGCACAAAACGCTGCACGCTATATCAACGTGGTGTTCAGAGACTACATCTACGATATAGGATATATCCTATTAAATGACACAATTCGCAAAGAAGGGGTTGACAATCAGGCCAGAACTGGTAATATTAGTACAGCTGGAGCAGTCACGCAACAGCTATACTAGGAGGAAACTTGCTTTTTCAAGTTCTGGATCACAAGAAAGATTGTGTCGGATATTTTGCCGACAACCAAATACATTCAACAAACATTATACCCCCTCAAGGCGAGAGTTGGGAGCTGTCTGAGCATATGCGAGGGGAGACGTACGAGCTAGGGCGTCTCTACAGCCAAGGAGCGGCTCTTACAGACGTTTGCCCGGAAGATATGAAGGAGGAGTGGGAAAAGATAAAGAAGACGCTTAAATCGTGTCTGAGAGCCTTCCGAACTTCTCGACTTTCTTTAGAAGAAAACTGTCTTTATGATGTGATCCCCGAGTATTTCCTTTTTGAGTACTTAAACGCCAAAAATAAGATAACCCAACACGTGCTGGACACCTACCCTCGTCCTGCGAACTACGATGCCATGCTGAATCTTAATAAGATGCTCATGGACATCCGGCTGCGCCCTCTGAGAATCGATCTCGGACCAATCAATCATCTTCTCAGTTCTGTCCGCGGAATGAACTTCCGCCGCACGCTGCAAACCGTCAATCATGTATGCGATTATAACCCATGGGGCACCATCACGGGGCGTCTGTCAACCAACCCCAACAGTCTGCCGATTCTCACGATGAATAAGGAGTTCCGCGCGTGTATTAAACCAAAGAACGACTGGTTGGTGGAGCTTGACTTCAATGCGGCCGAACTGCGGACGCTGTTGGCTCTCGCAGGCGTCGAACAGCCCAAGAACGACATTCATGATTGGAGTGTTAAGAACATTTTTGGCAGCACCCTCACCCGAGAAGAAGCCAAGGTGAAAACCTTCGCGTGGCTGTATTCCGGTAAGGAAAACAAGCAGTTAGAGCGACTTTATAACAAGGATTTGGTGCGGAATAAGTACTGGGACGGCTTAAAAATTACGACTGATTATGGTAGAATAATAGAAGATGTAGATGAACACCATGCGCTCAACTACATCATTCAAAGCACTACAATCGATATGGTACACGAACAGGCTTATAAGGTCTATGAGCTTCTGAAGGGGAGGAAGAGTCACATTTCATTTCTTATACACGATGCGGTCTACATCGACCTGGCTGACGAAGATCGCCCCGAATTGCTGAATTTGCTTGACACGTTCCGAAAAACACGGTATGATGTATTCAAGGTTAATGTCTCAGCTGGCAAAAACCTTGGAGAAATGAAGGAATTAAAACTGTGAAGAAGATTTATCAAAAACTAGTGAGGGATCGCATCCCTGGAATTATTGCAGACGACGGAAAGTCCTTCGCCACCCGCAAAGCATCAGAAACAGAGCTGATGGAGTACGCAATGAAGAAACTTCAAGAAGAAGTGCAGGAATTCATTGAAGACCCTTGCGCTGAAGAAGCTGGAGACATTATGGAGATCTTTCATTTTATCTGCGGACAGCTAGAAATCAGAGACAGCGAAATTATGGCTGAGACGACAGCCAAACGTATCTCCCGCGGCGGCTTTGACAAGGGTCTCATTTTGGAGTGGGTCGAAGAAGGATGAAAGTAGTAGGTCTCGGCAAAGCAGGGTGCAACATCGCGAAATCTTTTTCAAAGTTTTCGCAGTATGAAACTTTCGGTATTGACGTCCAAGAGGATGCTGATATTACTATTCGCAAGAAGAAGAATCACGAAGACTACGACGAGAACTTCCCCAACCTTAAGAGAAAACTAAAGTTTACAGGCGAAGATGTATTTGTTATTATCGCCGGAGCAGGACAGATTTCGGGGGGCACATTGCGCCTGCTTGAGCAGCTAAACAAGAATAATATCACGGTCATCTATGTTGAGGGCGATAAGTCCATAATGTCCGAGACTCAAAAGAAACAAGAAAAAATCGTAAGTAATGTCTTGCAAGAGTACGCTCGATCTGGTATTATAGAGTTAGTGGTAATGATAAGTAACAGCGCACTAGAGAGGAGTATCGGAGATATGTCAATCATCGGCTACTACGATACTCTTAACCACGCCATCGTCAATACTATTCACATGATTAACGTATTTAAGCACACAGAACCCGTCATCGGAAACTTTATCAGCCCGGCCCAGATCAGCAGGATCGCAACGGTCGGCGTTGTAGACATAGAGTCAGATGATGAGAGAGAACATAAAGAAAAGTGGTTTTACCCCTTGACAAGTGTCAGGGATGTGGTATACTACTATGGTATCAGCGAAGAAGATTTGAAGAACGACGGCACACTGTTTAGAAAGATCAACAACTTTGTAAAGTCGCGAGTGGAAGAGGATATTAACGTCTCATACGGAGTCTTTAAGACAGCTTATGAACAAAAATATTGTTATTGCATAAAATATTCATCTATGGTACAATCATACCAAGAAATGCTAGACGATCAGGATATTAGCTGATCGTACTATAACCCTAAAAGGAGATTAAAATGGGTATTAACTTAGACAAGATGCGAGAGAAGCTTGCATCACTTAGAGGAACGGGAACTTCCTCAGATTCGGTTTTCTGGCGTCCGGTTGACGGCGAACAGGACATCCGTATTGTTCCCACTGCAGACGGAGACCCCTTCAAGGAGATGTGGTTCCACTACAATCTAGAAAAGGGCGGCTTCCTGTGCCCCAAGCGCAACTACGGCGACGACTGCCCTGTTTGCGAGTTTGCTTCACAGCTCTGGCGAGAAGGCGTCGACAACAACGATGACCACAGTAAGAAGATGGCTAAGAACCTCTTCGTGCGACAGCGATTCTTCAGCCCCGTCATGGTACGCGGCGAGGAAGAGCTAGGTATCCGCGTCTGGGGTTACGGCAAGACTGCCTACGAGAACCTCTTGACGCTCGTGCTCAACCCGGAGTATGGTGATATCACCGACACCGAGGCAGGCACCGACCTCACTATGACTTATGGAAAGCCTCCCGGCGCTTCTTTCCCCCAGACTAAGCTTGTTCCGCGACGTCGTTCCTCTGCGCTCTGCGCCGACATGACGCCCGACAAGTGTGCTGAACTACTTGATAGCATCCCAGAGTTCTCTGGTTTGTTTGAGCGAAAGTCAGCTGCTGATGTACAGACTATTCTCGATAACTTCGTCAACTCTCAAGTTGATGATCCCGAGAGTGTTAGTTCTGAAACTACGCGGTACGGCAACACCACTGAAGGTGAAGCCAGTGCAGTTGACACTGCTTTCGCAGAGCTAGGGTCGCTCTAAATATCCCCCCCACAGGGAGGCACAGGGTTATCAGGTGCCTCTTATAAGAAAGGAAGAGTTATGACAAATACTGATACAAATCGTTTGCAACAACTGATCACCATTCTTGAGGAAACTCGGGACGATCACGATAAGTTCTTCGGCAGTGGAAACAATGCCGCCGGAACTCGTGTTCGCAAGGCTATGCAGGAAGTGAAGACGTTAGCACAGGAACTTCGAGTCGAGGTCCAAGAGACCAAAAACGCGGGTTAAACTCTGACAGCCGCAGGGAGGCCCGGGGATACAGGGGTCTCATTTTATCACACAGAAAGGGAGTTATTAAAATGGGTGATTTTGTTAATAAGTTGCGAGAATTAGGCGTCGAGGACGATGGAGTCGTAACGATGAGTTATAGTGAGGGATGTGACGTTTGGCACATCAACGAGAGTTATGTTGAGGAGAGTGTTGGCGAGACTGCCACTGTTGGGTTACTAGCGGGACTGCTGGTATCGCCAGTACCGGTATACAGCACCTACAGCCAAGTGTCGGAGGGAAATGATATTCTTAATGACATGCGTGGGAACGATTTGCTTGATGATTACGAGCGTGGTGAAGAGTATTTCGAGGAATATATCGCGGAAAAGTTGGCGGAGACCGTCTACGACCAAGAGTATTCTATTGAGTATTCGACTACCCAGTACGATTATAAGCGAGGACGCTGTGATATCTCCACCGAGGTCAAGGTTCGCGCAGGAGATCTGTACGCGGCTGATGCATCGAAGGAGGGTCGATATTCCTACTTTAGCGTGGATAACTTTGTCCGCGGATTTAACGTCTCGGTCGAGACTAAGAACGGTACTCTGACCCTCAACTAATGAAAACTTTGGATTTGCACGGTGACAGTCACGAGAGCGTGGAACAGAAGGTTCACACTTTTGTGTTCAATAATGAACTGCCTGTCAAGATTGTCACCGGCAAATCTGAAAAAATGAGAGAAATAGTAGTTGACACCGTGAGTACTTTAGGGTATCATAGTCACTATGAACGATTGACCAACGATGGATGTTTGGTCATCACCGAACAAGAATTTTGAAAGGAAATTAAATGATTGCTCGAATTAACCGACTGGCGCTCTTCGCCATTTTTGCCCTCTTGATGGGTTTTACCGCGGTAACCCTTAGTGGTTGCCCCTCTGCAGACGATGACGACTCTGCCGCGGACGATGATGATTCCGCCGGTGACGACGACGACTCGGCGGCAGAATAATGGAAGCCATTACATTCTCAGTGATGTATCAGGCATTCCTAGCAGGCGTCCTTGGGTGGACGTTTGCTTACACCCTGCTAATGCGCAGTCGCGTAAGCAGATTGGAAGACCACCTCCGCGGTAACGTGGAGATGAAATAAGACAATGTGGACAACGCTGGGACTAATATGTTTAGGAATATATGTATTAGATCTCCAGCTGCGTTTACGCGAAGTTAGCGAACAAGTGTCGCGACTTCACCAAGACTTCCTAGGCGAAGTTAGAATGAAATACGGAGAGAATTTCGATGGCAAAAAGTAAGTCCAAAGCAGGCAAGATTTCAATTGATGGTCTGCGAACCCTAATCAACAAAACTTCGGGCGTGGAAGTCGCCCACAATCTGAAGGAAGCAAATCCTACAGAAGTAAAAGAGTGGATCCCCACCGGCTCTCGGTGGCTGGATTCTATTATCTGTCGCGGCCAACTTGCTGGCATTCCAGTTGGCAAGTTTACGGAGATTGCTGGTCTTGAATCGACCGGCAAATCTTTTATGGCCGCGCAGTGTGCAGCCAATGCCCAGAAAATGGGCATGACGGTGGTATATATGGATTCGGAGTCAGCGATTGACCCGGGCTTCCTAGAACGAACCGGATGTGATTTAGAGAATCTGATCTATGTCCAGGCACAATCAGTGGAACATGTTCTAGAGACTGTCGAGAGTGTATTGAACTCCGGCACCGAGCGAACCCTGTTCATCTGGGACTCGCTGGCTCTGACTCCTACCGTCTCCGATGTGGAAGGAGACTTCAATCCTCAGTCCAC